CTCCCCCCTCCCTCCGCCTCTCTAGACGGAAAGGGCGCCCGGAAAATCAAGACTTGACATCTAGGATAGAACTGTTAGCATATAACCGAGACGAAAGGAGAAGTAGTGCCTAGAGCTACGACAAAGAAAAAGAACGATCTAACCCCTGCTCAGAGGGCTTCTGCAGCACAGGCTCGTGCTAAGACGAAGCTTGTAAAGAAGTACTGGGACGAGTATCGTGAGATGTACTTGCAAGAAGCAAGAAAGCTTGGCGTTAACACCCAAGAATAGTTAGAGTGGTGCTTACTAGGGGGCACCCTCTCAAAGAGACGAAAGGACAGAATGCTGGGATTAGTGGTTGCATACTTTATTGGAAAAAGAGTGCAGAAAAACCAAAATCAACAACCAGCAGAAATAGAAATGACAGATTACGAAGATTGGAGAGGTGATGGCCAAGACTCCAGAAGTCTCGAACAACTCCTCAAAGAAGCAAGGGAAAACCATGCCAACAAAAACTATCAATAGGGCAGTCATCTGCCCCAACTGTAAATCAGAGGTAGAGGTTAGATCTAGTTTTGCTCACTTCACCCTAAATAATCACCTAAAGACATGCCAGAATATTTAAAAAAAGCAGAGAGGGAGTCTTTCTGCAAGATGTGTGGAAACAAGATATCTAAAAGGGTAACTCATCTTTATGAGCCAGCCCTAAAAGGATGGCTATGTCAAGATTGCTGGGATGATGAAAACGCTGATTAATAAAATTACTTGCTACTTCTTTGGACATATTTTTGTCAAAGATAAAAATACATGGGACTTTTTCTGCGACAACTGCGGTTGTGAAGAACCTGTCCCTCCACCTCCAGGATGGGAATAATATGAAAGAGATACTTTTATCTACTGTAACTGGCGCACTCTGCGGAGTAGTCTTTGCTTTATTCAAGCTTCCAGTACCTGCTCCCCCAGTATTTGCTGGCGTCGCTGGCATCATCGGGCTTTGGGTCGGATATAGCGTGGTGGTGCGATAACTATGAGTAGAGTTATTGATAGAACACCTCACTACAACATTGTTGACGAGCTTTTCGTTTGCTGTGACGAGCACCAGTTTCGCTACTACTGCAAAGCCCATCAAGAACCTATGGAATGTCAGTTCTGTGCTTTTGACCCTTACGGACCTTGCGAGTGTCCAGAATGAAGAACCTACTTAAATCTTTATTTATATGGCTTACTACAGATGAGCCTAGAACCTGCCCTTGTGGTAAATGCAATCCAGATTGCTTAAAAAGGATTGGTGGGTAGGTTGTACGGTCAAATTAATCAAAATCGTTCAATATGAAGCTTATAAATGTCCTTGACATACCCCTAAAATGCGTACATACTTAAGTCTAAGTTATTACGATATAGTTATCTAAATCGAGCGTAGGAGTGATGAAATGACAAACAAGATAACCTTTAGTGCTCAGTCCGAGCATTTATTTGAAGTTGCTCCTAGACCTTTCCCTGCTGCTCAAGCTTTGCCAGAGTGGTGGAGAAGTATGACTCCCTATGATGTTGACTATGATAATCCAGAAGGTAAAAAGCTCATCATAAGAAACCATAACTCGAATGCCACATTTAAAAAGTGCACTCCCATGCTTGATGCCCTTACCTCTGGATATATCATACCTTTGTGGTCAGATGTTTTGGTTAGACAGGTAAACGGTCTTCCAGAAATAACATGGCGTGTTTCTTATCCAGTTTTTGAGGCTCATGGATCTAGTTCTAGATTTGTTGAAGCTCCAGCAGGTTATAACAACTCAGTTTTTAAATACATCAATCCTTGGATTCCTAGAACTCCTAAAGGTTACTCGGTTTTGTTTACTCAGCCTTTTGGGTATAAAGATAGTCCTTTTCATGCAATTCCAGCAGTTTTGGACTCTGACAGTCCAAGCATAGAAATAATCCCACCAGTCTGGGTTAAGAAGGATTTTGAGGGAGTAGTAGAAAAGGGAACTCCTATGCTTCAAGTAATCCCTTTTAAAAGAGAAAATTGGCAGTCAGAGTTCGACTTCTACACAAAAGAAAAGTTAGAGGTTGAAAGAGATAAAAACTTTGCTGCCACCATAGTGAACAACTATGTAAAAAACCACTGGTCTAAAAAGACCTACAAATAAGGTAAGGAGGAAAAGATGGATCTAGACTGGCAACGCCCGTTTGAAATAGCGTGGCAACTCAGTTTATTTATGGTTGGTTGGGTTCTTGTGCTGATCGTAGCCTTTATTGGCTTTGTATTGGTATGGGCAATTCTGACTGCTTTTGTCAATGTCTTCAAAAAGAAGAAGATAGACAAGCTAGTCCCAAAAACCCCCAACTTCAAAGTATTCAAAGGAGATAAGTAAAAGTGTACCCAGACGATCTTAAGTTTCGTTCTGATGTTGTTGTAGAGCTGGTCAAGCACAGCGCATCTGACCAAGATGTTGCTTTTGCTGCCAGAGTCAGCACTTTAGGCGAAAAGGCTCAGGAGCAGTCCGACCCTAAGAAAACAGGGGGTCTGATTAACTTTCTGATGAGAGATCGTCATGGCTCACCCTTTGAACACTCAGTCTTTACTTTTTATGTAAAGGCTCCTATCTTTGTTTGGAGGGAGCACATGCGTCATCGCATTGCTTCCTACAACGAAGAGTCTGGTAGGTATCGAGTCTTAGACCCAGAGTTTTATGTGCCAGATAATCAAAGAAAGCTTCTGCAAATAGGTAAGCCAGGTGCTTATGTTTTTGAAGAAGGATCTTCTGAGCAAATTGCTGTGACTATGAGTAATTACAGAAGAACCTGTAAAGAGGCTTATGTTAACTATGAAGAGATGATTAGGTTTGGAGTTGCTAGAGAGGTCGCTCGTGGAGTCCTTCCATTGACCATATACTCCTCAGCCTATGTGACCATCAACTCTCGTAGTCTTATGAATTTTTTATCCCTCCGTCGCAGTGTGGAAGGGCAGAGATTTCCGTCCTTCCCACAGCGGGAGATAGAAATGGTAGCTGAGAAGTACGAAGAGTTCTTCAAAGAGATAATGCCACTTACCCATGCTGCTTTTGTAGAAAATGGTCGAGTAGCTCCCTAATGACAAAGAGAAAAAAGGAAAAGCTAGATACATACGATTCTGGGTATAACAATGGATATTATGATGCTGTCTATAGTCTTTCGTGGGAATGCGGAGACTGTGGAAACAGATATGACCCATCTATTACAAAATGCCCAAACGAGTATATTCATAAAGCTTATTTAAATTCACATGACAATTGATCAAGAGATTGCATACTGCTATGCCCGCGTTTCTACTCAAATGCAGGTAGAAGATGGCATGAGCCTTGGCGCACAGGAAAAGCAGTTAATTGCTGCAGCAGAGGCTGCTGGCTATAAGGCTGTAATTCTTCGTGAAGAGGGCAGATCAGGCAAGAGTATTCAAGGTCGTCCAGTTTTAAGAAACGCTTTAGAAGATTTAGATAGTGGAAAAGCCAAAGCACTTTTTGTAACTCGTCTAGATCGACTTGCTAGATCTACTAGAGATTTTCTCAGTATTGTAGATAGATCTCATAAATATGGTTGGCGTTTAGCTTTGCTTGATCTTGGTCTTGACACTGCAAGTTATCAAGGGCGCTTTGTTGTAACAATTATGTCTGCTATGGCAGAGATGGAACGAGGAATGATTTCCGAGCGTCAAAAAGATGTTCACGAAGATAGAAGACAAAACGGAAAAGTTTGGGGAGTTGACCTTGGACCACTTCCATTAGTTGAAAAAGAAATTAGAGATCGAATTGTTTTAGAGCGTGAAGCTGGCTTAAGCTTTCAAGAAATTGCTGACAAACTTAATTTTGAATCAATTCCAACTGCAACAGGTAAAAGCAAATGGTATAAGTCAACTGTACGACATTTATATTTAAGGAAAGTTTCTATATAAGATAATATTATCAGGTAAGTTGTTTAACTTACGCTCCTTGGACACGGGAGAACTGACTTTAAATGCGCTTAATGCGTTTTAGTTATAAAAAGTACATAAAGCTTAAAGCTCTAATGTACTTCTTTGTCGTACCATTAATAGGTTTAATTTATGGGATACTTATTCCATCAGTGGCGAAAGCCGATGACGCTCCATCTCAGGGAGAGGGGGATTCTGGCAACAATACACAAGAATCCACTGCGTCGTCGGGAGGTGATCCACAAGCTTCTTCAAGTAGCTCAGCGCAAGGGCAAATTACTGAAGCAGCAACCGCTGCAGCAGCGGCGGGATCTGAAGTAACAACTCTACAAACACAAGTAACTCAGATTACGGAGGTAGCAACATCAATATCTCAACCATCTACTCAAGTAACAGAATCAGTTTCTAATGCACAGACTGCAGTAACAGAAGCTTCAAATGCTACGCAAACAGCAAGTGCAGAAGTCCAAACCGCCCAGACAGCAGTTACAACATCGGAAGTTGCCAATCAAACTTTGGCCCAAGCAACCGCCACAGTTGCGACCCAAACCACAGCAGTAGCAGAAGCTCAAACAGCAGCAACAGCAGCGACAACAGCAGTAACGACTCAAGAAGTAGTAGTAGCGTCAGCTCAAGAAACAGCAACATCAACTGCAGCTACAGCAGCTGCATCAAACACAACTACTACAGTTACAGAGACTTTTGCAAATAACACAACTAGCGTTGTAACAATCACCACTGGCGGGACTACAGTTACTTCCTCAACTGGGTCAACTGGTGTGTCTATTGGTGGAAACTGGAATACTCAACAAACCGAGGGTTCAGCTCTTACTATTATTAATCCAACAAATAATGTTGTTATAGATGTCAATCCTTCCGATTCTGGAACTGTTACTTCAGTAACAATAGGTGTATACGCCAAAAACGGCGACACAAACATGACTGCAACAAATGCAGATGGAACAACCAACACTGAAGTAATCAATAACAATGTTTCTACTGAAAACCAGTCAACAGGGTATACATCAACCGAGACTGTTACTGGTTCAAACATTCAAACAGTCACTATTACAAAAGATTCTGATTACTATATTGTCGACAACATTGTTGTTACAAAAACAAGCTCAGATCCACAAGCTACAGCAGCAGCTCAAGCTGCAGCAACAACTTTAGCCACAGAACAAGCTACATTAACTACTCTTCAAGCAACTCAGACTGCAGCAACTGAGACTCTTACAACAGCTCAAACTGCTCTTTCAACAGCTCAATCAAACGAAACTACAGCTCAAGGTGTAGCAGTTGCAGCAAGTACTTCAGCTGCTTCTGCAGTTATTACAGCACAAACTGCAGTAACTAATGCAGAAACAGAAATAGATGAAGCTGAAGTAAAAGTGGCAGAAGCTCAGGTAACAGTTTCTGCTGCAGCAGTTACTACTATTACAAACACTCTTCAAACAGTTACCGAAACTGCTAACACTCTTACACCAACCACTGCAGTTACTCAAGCAGTTGCAACTGCAACAACCGAAGTTGCTCAAGCTCAAGCAGCAGTTACCCAAGCTCAAACAGATATGACAACAGCTCAATCTTTAGCTGCTAATGCTCCTACAGTTGCAGCAGCTCAGGCAGTTGTTGAAGACAAGACTCAAGTTTTGGCTACAGCTACAACAGCTGTTACAACTCAGCAAGCAGTAGTAACTGAGGCTACTGCAACTGAAGCAGCAGCTCAAGCAGTTGTTGATTCAGCTACTCAACAAGGTTTAAAAGTAGAAGTATTTAATGTTTTAGGACAAAACAACGCTCCAACTCTTCCAGCAGGTGCAACCCCAATCCATACCACCACTGATACAAATGGAATTAATGAACAGTGGGGCGGAGGAAATGTTGCTGGCTCTAATCGATCAGAAGATGTAATTGTCAAGTACACAGGTAATTGGACTCCACAAGAAAGTGGAACTCAATACTTACACGCTCCAGGAGATGATGGAGTCAAGCTATACCTAGATGGAGAGCTTGTAATCAATGACTGGTATGACAAAGGCGGCGGCGGTTCTACAGCAGATGTAGCAACTACAGCTGGTGTCAGCAAGACATTCGAGATGTGGTACTACGAAAATGGTGGTGGCGCTTGGGTAGCTTTGATGAGATACACAGGAAATGGATGGGAAATTATTCCTGGAACTGAATTTACAACTTCTACTGCTACAACTCAGCAGCTTCAAACGCTAGCTACAGCTGAGCAAAACTTAACAACTCAAACTCAAACTTTACAAACTCTTACAGCTGATCAGACTTTAGCGCAGACAAACCTAACAAATGCTCAGACAAACCTGACAGTAGCTCAGACCGCTGTTACTGCTATGGATACTGCTATTGCTTCAGCTCAAGTTGCAATAAATGAAACTGTTCAAGCTATTGCTGCAGTTCAAACTGCTCAGACTGTGGTGCAAGCGGAAGTTATAAATCAGACTCCTCCGCCTCCTCCTCCGCCAAATCCAAATCCTCCAACACCTGAGCCAACTCCTTCACCGCAGCCAGAACCAACACCACAACCGCAGCCAGAGCCACAACCAGAGCCACAACCCGAACCTTCACCTGAACCTACTCCTAATCCTGAACCTACTCCTGATCCAGAGCCACAGCCTGAACCTACTCCTGATCCAGAACCCGAACCAGAACCCGAACCAACACCAGACCCAGAGCCAGAACCAGAGCCACAGCCAGAACCCGAACCAGAACCTCAGCCAGAGCCTGAGCCAGAGCCTGAACCTGAACCTGAGCCAACCCCTGAGCCAGAACCAGAACCAGAGCCAACACCAGAACCTGAGCCCGAGCCTGAACCAACGCCCGAGCCCGAGCCTGAACCTGTCGAAGAACCTTCTGAAGAACCATCTGATAATGATACTCCAACAGAAGAAGAAGTAACGGAAGCTATTGATGATGCGGCGAGTGATGGAAAAATTACCGCTGAAGAAGCAGAAGATATTTTAGATGCTTTAGGTGCAGATGGAGAAGTTACTGCCGAAGAAGTTAATAATCTTGCTGACGCTTTAGCAGCAGATGGAAAACTTACTTCTGCAGAAAAAGAGGTCATTGCTGGGGCACTTATTGAAGCAGCTGTAGATGGAGTTGTTTCAGGTGAGGCAATGAAAGAATCTGGTCTTACATACGAGGATCTTCCACCTGCAACTCCTGTAGATGTTCGCACAGATGAGAATGGCAACGCAGTTGTTATAGAAGCAGAGGTTGCAGCAGCGCTAGAATTAGTAGCCAATCCAGCTGAATTAGTCTCTGCAATCTTTTCAGATCCAGGAGAAGCTTTATTAGCTCTTGCAAGTTTGGGAGCCGATATGAGCGAAGAAGAGCGTGAAGAGGCAGAGAAAATGGTTGTAACAGTTGTTGTCGCAGGACAAGCTGTTCAAACCGCTCTAGGAGCTGCAGCAGCAGCTACTGGAGGAGCACCAGCAGGTGGATCTAGGTCTAACCCTGCAGGTGGACCAGCTAGTGGCCCAAATCGGGGCGCTAGGTCAAGGAGAAGGAGTAAAGAGTGAAAGACTTCCTAAGAGATGTCTTGGATCAAGTCTGGACCCTGCTAGGCATGTTTATTGCTTGGCTAGTCCTTGATGGCTCGGCCAAGACTGTCGTTGGGTATGCTATTGTCTTTTCTATGGTCGTTTGGTGGGCTACATACCCAATCCGAAACGCCCGAGACGACGAATAATATACCTTTCTTGACTTTGCCCTAGTCTTCTATACAATAGTCTCATAGGGAATTAGCCCTATATAGAGACATAGGAGACACCGTGGACGAGAATCTAGTCCAAGAATACAAATCAAAGATTGAGCCAATTCTTCCATTGGCAAAGAAAGCTTTTGGTGCTAGAAGTAAATCTAGCCCTGCCCACGATGCAAGTCGTCAGTACACACAACTTCTTATTGAGTATCACAAGCGAGGCGGAAGTCTTCCAAAGTTAGCAAAAGAACTTAAGGTTGCATACGCTGGATTACGCAGACGAGTTGTAATGGACAATGTTGCTGTATCAGCTATTAAAAGTCAGTCCTCTATAAAACTAACTCCAGAGTCTTATATTGAAGCAGCTAATCGTGTTAAAAGTGCTAAAGAGATTGGCGTTGACGCTTATCACGATCAACTTGCTGCTGAATATAAAGCAGGAGTTTCTTTGTCAAGACTTGCAAAAGAACTGGGTCTAAGCTCAGCTGCACCTCTATACTATGGAGTACAGAGAAGTCTTCAACGAACAAAGTAGGTAGTTATGGGTAAAAGCATTATGGAAGAGTTAATGCTCTTACCTGAAGAAGAACAAAAAAGATTACTTGCTGGATTCGATGAAAAAAGTCTTAACTGGGACTGGTCTGTTTGGGGAAGACCTGAACAACTAGCACCAGCAGGTAATTGGAATATATGGATCTATCTCGCTGGCCGCGGTGCGGGTAAAACCCGTGCCGCTGCCGAGTGGGTTAGAGAACAAGCGAAATACACAACAACAGGGCAGCGCAGATTTGCGTTAGTAGCTCGTACCGCAGCTGATGTGCGAGATGTAATTGTTGAAGGTGAGTCAGGCATTATGAATGTGACTCCACCTAGCGAGCGCCCAATATACGAGCCTTCAAAGCGTCGCCTTACATGGCCTAATGGAAATACCGCAACATGCTTTACCGCAGACGAACCTGACTCACTTCGTGGTCCGCAGTTCACACATGCATGGGGCGATGAGGTGGCAGCGTGGAGACAAACACCAGATGCTGCAGGTATGACCGCATTTGATAACTTGCGTGTCGGTACTCGTCTTGGTGCTCATCCGCAAATCATGGTTACTACTACTCCAAAGCGTGTACCGCTTTTATATCAACTTTTAAAAGAAGCAGAAACAACTGGCAAGGTAGTTGTTACTCGTGGATCTACTCTTGACAACAGAGGAAACTTAAGTCAAACATATCTAGACACAATTGTTGGAGTTTATCAAGGAACAAGACTTGCTCAGCAGGAACTTTATGGTGAGATGCTTTCAGATGTTGAAGGCGCATTGTGGACAATTGAAATGATTGAAGCTTCACGGCAAGGAGTTCTACCACCATCTACACCGCTAAGAATTATTGGCGTTGATCCATCTGTGGCAGAAAATCCACGAGATGAGTGTGGAATTATTGTATGCGCTGCAACTGCAGATAGAGATTTATATAAGAGACACGCTTGGGTTTTAGAAGATGCAACAGTTCATGGATCTCCAGAGCTTTGGGCAAATAAAGTTGTAGAGATGTCTAAGCGCTGGGGTGCACCAGTTGTAGCTGAAGTAAATCAAGGTGGAGCTTTGGTAAGAAACGCTATTAATGCTATTGATCCAAATGTAAAAGTTCTTGAAGTTCATTCAAAGCACGGCAAACAGCTTCGTGCTGAACCAACTGTTCTTGCATATGAGCAAGGAAGAGTTCATCATTTAGGATATTTAACAGATCTCGAGAGCCAAATGACACAGTGGATTCCAGGAGAAGGAAAGTCTCCAGACAGAGTTGACGCATTAGTACATGCACTAACCGCATTGATGATTAAGCCACCAGAGGGTTTTGTTGGTGGTCGAATCACAGCTAAATCGCCATCTGCAAGAAGACTTCCGCCATTTAGGAATGGTGGCGGTGGAGCTAGAGTCTTTAGTCCTAAACGCTAAATATTTTTAGCAGTTCTAGTTATCAGACTCCAGTCTGGAGTACTGCTCATAGGAACTTGTCGTGGAGCCATTTGTAAATTGTAGATAGTTGCTTTAGCACCACTACCTTCAACTTTAAGTCCTCGCTCACGCATCTTTCTGTCAAAAGCAATTTGAGTCATAGGACGCTCACCACGATCTTCGCTCCATGCACGATAAATCATAAATAGCTGCTTAACAGTAATACTTGCGCCTTCTGATTTAATAGTTTCTTCTTCAATAAATAGAGCAATTCGATCTTCGTTCTTTCGATACATATCTGCAGCTTCTGAAACAGCACGACACCATCCAAGGCCATCACGATTAGCACTACCAAGAACTTTGATAGCTCCTTCAACTGCCCAAGATAAAACTGCAGGTAGAGCGCCATCTGGATCAAAGATATATTCCTTTAGTCCAGGATCTGCCTTCTCAGGAGTCTTCAACATAGGAATTGGTCGAATACGACGCCACATTGCATCGTCAGTAATAATTGGTCTGTGATTAGTTGTAATCCAAAGCTTTGCTTGTGATTGGAATGTAAATGGTTTTTCTCCTGGCGAACGAGCAGAAATTTCAGAAGAACCAGTTAGTTTCTTAACTGAGTTTTCTTTGATGCGCTCATTGTCTGGAAGCTCGTCTACCCAAACCATTCTTCGTCCACGCATTTCAGCCCAGTGATAAAGATCTGTACTTCGTGACGACCCGCCATCCATAGCAAGAATGCTTGAATCAAGTGGGAATGCGTACTGACTACTTCCAAGACACTTTACGATAGCTTCAACAAGTGTATTCTTACCAGAACCAGCTGGTCCATATACCAAGAACAAAATGTCGTATCTGCTGAGTCCAGTCATTGAATAACCAGCTGCACGCTGAATCCAATCTTGGAACTCTTTATCTCCATCTGTTGCAAAGTCAAGGAACTGTTGCCAACGCATGTTGGTCATTCCACGAGTGTATGCAACTGGAGCACGCTTGGTGATGTAGAGATCTGGGCGACCTTGTAGGAGCTCACCTGTTCGGAGGTCAACAACACCGTTCGTCACGCCAAGAAGATACGGGTCCTGATCCCATTTCTCTACATCAACTCTAATTCGAGGATCTGAGTTTGCGTTATTAATTGCAGACTTCAACCTCGCTTCTGATTTAGCTTGATTGGCCCATTGAATAACTTTTGTTTGCTGATCGGCATCTTCTTTATACCGATTAGTTTCAGAAGCAATAAGAGAGCCAAGCTTTTTTGAAACTTCTTGTATATTTAAATCTTCTGGGTCTGGCTTCCAAAAACCATTACTCCACACAAACCAGCCAAGTCCTGGAGTATAACGAAGAGCTTGACCAAATGAATCAATTAATCTACGGCCATTACCAGTATCTGAAAGAGATCTACCTTTCCAATCTGGACCTCTATCTTCTTCATTAATAGCATCTTGATCTTTTATTATGCCCATGTTGTCGTTTGAAGAAGCTTCTTCTAAAGACATACCATTATCAATAGACTCTTTTACAGCGCCTCCAAAAGTGCCAGGCAAACTGTATTCATCTAAAAAGTCTTTAGGAGGTTGAACTACACCAAGTAAAGGTTGTTGGTTGCCAGCATTCTGAGTGCGTTTTGTATCTTCAATCATGTTGTTTGCATATTGAGCTGCGCCTGGCCAAATTTTATCGATAATAGGATTTTTTAATACAAAATCAATAGCACGCTCAGTATGCATTATTACTGAGTTAGGACCTTCTAACGGCATAGGAGGTCTTACTTTTTCACCGTTAAAACGGATCATTAAAGAGATAAGAGCTTCACGCCCCGCCACTGTTTGAATTGGAAATTTATTTCCAAGAGCACAAGCAAGTTTAAAGAGCATGACAGCACGCTCTCCCTCATCAATTCCTTCTTCAAGTATTCGATCAATATCTACACCTTGACTAATTGGTTCATCAAGTATTGAATCCCAGTCAGCAGATGAGTAACTACTTGTACCAGAAACTCTTTGACGCTTACGGAGTGCTTTTAATAATTCTTCAGGAGCTTCTGCAATTGGAGTGTTCCAAGGTTCCTTACCTTCAACCCATTCATA